ACGGGTCGCCTACAAGTTGGCGAATAGCGTCAGCATTAATTCCATCTACTAACACCTTTGGCATTGTAGATAGAGCAGGGTAGAAAGAGCCATTAGTATCAATTTTAGATACAAAATTAACTCCATTAACGGAAAACGGGAACGAAGCCCAGTTATCTGTATTTAGCATTTTTTCCTTTCGTTTGTTTGATAGCGAGAATTATAGCGTAGGCTACTGACAAATTAGTTTTATTCTGCCCGCCAGCTTTGTGATAAAGATCACAAATTTCAGGGCGTTTTTGATTTGACTCGTAACAGGGGTTTGCCCCACTCTCCTTTGCGGGCGAAATTCGCTAATTGTCAAATTTATTTTTGTGTTTTTGTTTTCGTGAATAAATTTTTTTATTGCGAATTGGTTGCGCCGCATTGCTACGGCGCAATTCCAAAACTTTTTTAATGCGAGGTAAATTTTGGAACATGATAATTGCTCGCTTGATAAAATCTATTCGCATCAAATTTTGGATTATCTTTTGCGAACATTAACGCAAAATCTACAACCATTTTTGAAAATAACGCAGGGTGAGTTTTGTCTGAGGCATACCGCAGAATTTCTGCGGTAGCAACATAATCTTTGCGAGTCATCACGATTTTACTCCGTCACACTCAACAACATCAAAAACATCAAACTTAACTAAATCTTCATCAGATAATTTATAAAGAATTCGGTTAAGATTAAACACGGCTTCAATTTCGGTATCCGCCTCAGTAATAAACGAGATTAGAACATTTTTTTTCATTAGTCATTTTCCTTTTCAAATAGAGAGCCGTCAAAATTAGAGTCAGGATTACAGTCGCATGGCTCAATATTGTAATCCTCATTTCCGCCATAGAAAAGCCAACCTTTTCCGTAGCAGGTGTCGCAGTCAAAAGCGAGAGTGTGAATTGTTTTCATTTTTAGTTTTCCTTTCGTTCATTTTCGGTAATTGTAGCATTAGCCACCGACAAAATTGCGGTGAGATTAGCGTTGCGCTTTTCTTTTACTTCCGCCAAGCGTTGAGCGGTAATGAAATCTCTAAATTCTTTTAGATCCATTTTAGTTTTCCTTTCGTTTTGTTATTGGTTGAATTATAGCGTGGGGGTCTGACATTTTCCCTAGTTAGGGAGAATGTCTGGACCATAATAAGCAACGGCGGAAACGATGTTCATCATTCCCTTATATTCATTACAAGAAACGCAAACGCTATTCCAGCGGTCATAAGTTTTTGAGCAGAATACGCAGATGTTATCCTGAAGGCTAAAGCCTAGATTTTCAATTTCTCTAAGTGTGGTCATTTAGTTTTCCTTTCGTTTAGTAAATCAGATTATAGCGGAAGCCGCCGACATTTAGTCGGCAACTCTCACGGCGACAGTCGCCCAATTTTGTTTTATGGACTGACCGACACGATAGCGAATTGCGTAAGCATCGTAGCCGTCAAGCCAGATGTCCTCACGCTTTTCTGCGAAAGTAATTTCTCCGCCTTGAAAACGGCGGGCAAGAGAGCGAGGGACATAAGTCTGCCCTACTAGTAAATCCTCAATAGAATAAGTTTTCATTATAGTTTTCCTTTCATTTTGTTACTCCGTGAGTTTATCAAATTGGACTGACATTTTCAAATCGAAAATCGGTATAAATCGGACATTGTGATAATCATCACAAAAATAAATTAAAATAAATTTGACTGGTCAGACTTTTTTCGGGCGTGTCGCAGGATTTCGGCAAATCGGACATAATGGACGTAAGGGATAAATCGCCCGCACAACTGTGCGGGTTGCCGCAGCTTTTGTCAAGCCGACACGCCGTTAGGTGAGTATGAGATAGGTCACAACAAAGCCTAGACCGATACAGAGCGACAACAGGGCGGCGGCATGGAGTAGGTGTATCATTTAGCACACCTATCACATGGTTCTATTGTATATTCATGACGATCACCTACATAGATGACCTTTCTTCCATAGCATAGAGAACATTTAGCCATTTTATATCGCCTCCGCCAATTCTTCCAATTCCATTTCATCTTCTAATTCTAGCATTTCTTCTAGAGATATTTCAACTATATCTTGTTCATCTTCATCATAGTATTCAACCTCATAGCCGTGCTGAATACTCTCATATTTGTATGAGTTATCTGTGTTATCAAATGAGTACATTATTAGTATCTCGCTTTCTTTGTTGTCTTTACTTTGTAAATCTTATACGCTACCACTGACACGATAGCAATTCCAATTCCTAGCCATGATGCGTAGAAATCGAATTGGGCGGTCTCAAAGGCAATTCCGTCAGAGCCTAGTTCTATTAGTAAGTATCTATCCATTTTCTCTATTTCCTATTCCTTTAGTTTGTTATGCTGTAAGCATAGCCTATGCTGCTGACAATTTCAGGGGTCAGACCCTATATTTTGTGTGAGTTATCTCACACCCTCTATAACCTCATAACCTAATTGGTTTAGGTCATAGACCCAATACTCTGTATCACAGCATAGGGCGGTGATAGTGGTATCTTCAATATCGCTAGTGATATTGGATAATTCATCGGAGAATTCTCCACACTCATCACAGGTGAAATTCTTTACTGTATATTCATATTGTAGTGTAGTCATTGTATTGACCTACCTTTCTTTCTTTATCCTTATAACAATAACTATACAGGGGGGGTCTGACAATTTCAACAGGACAAATGCCAACAAATCGGACATCTGTAATGTGAGTCACACGATATTCATGTGATATAGACCACATATGGGCGCTCTATTTGGACAAATCGGACATTGCTAAATCCTGCATCATACAAAATAAAATTATATTAACATTTTTAGAAATCTAAATTATAGTCGACTAGAATATGTTTCATGTGAAACATGGGGCGGGAATAAAGAAATGATAGAATTATTCCAGTATGAAATCCGAAAAGGTTTCGGTAGCTAAGCAAAAGGCTTATCTATATAAATACATACGGGAATATAAGGAACGACATCCTTGTGTTGACTGTAAGGTGCAGTATCCCTATTATGTGATGGATTTTGATCACGTTCGGGGGCGGAAGCACAAAAACGTCATGGAACTTGTTCCCACATTGTCCAAAAAGAAAATCGATGAAGAGATAGCTAAATGCGAAGTAGTTTGCTCAAATTGTCATCGTATTCGGACACATCTTCGGAAAATAACTAAAGAAGGACGGAAATGATAGAAAAAGTACTCTTCCTCAGTCTAACCCTATGGGTTATATATTTTATGTTTATAAAGAATCCGAAACAGTAGTATGGAAGCTATATTCTTCTTTCTTGGATGTTTATTAGGCGTAATTATTATTGGATCCGCCTTATTTGCATCCTTTGGTGAAGATAATGATCATTGGAGGAAGAAGGGGTAAATTCTCTTCTAGTCCGCCGCCGCAATTTTTTGGCACTTTTTTGCAATTGACCGCAATTGCACTATTTAGTACACTAAACTAATTGGACCATAGCTCAGCAGGCAGAGCGGGAAGCTGTTAACTTCTAGGTCCCAGGTTCGACCCCTGGTGGTCCAGCGCCTTGTTAGCTCAGTGGTAGAGCAATCGCCTTGTAAGCGATAGGTCAACAGTTCGAATCTGTTACGGGGCTCTAGATTAATTCATGCCATTGAATAGAACCAACAGCATCACCCGTGCTAGATATGGTTCTAATAGCCAAACAGTATACATCTGATACTGGGGTATCTGCATTAGTTCTTCCTAGCTGTAAGTCAAAGCTATTTTCTATCTCTAAATCTGTAGCTGCGTTATTCTGATTAGATCCCGCCAAAAATCCTCTGCGGACTATAGTTCCGCCAGTCATAGAGGTTGCTGTTACGTTATACTCTGTATCTTGTGTTGGAGTATTCTCTATCCAAGATCCGCCTGTAATTGTTGGATTTCTGAAAAGTGCATACTCAAAAAGATTGTTAGTCACTGTAGCTACATTTAGTCTAGCTATTTGTACTACTGAGTCCATTCTTCCAGACTTAAGACGAACTGCTGCAAGTGGTACAAATGTTGTCCCTACGTTTTGAAATAACGTTGCTCTTGATGCAGACCATACCTCTGGCTTTCTGTCGTATCCACCATTAGATAATATGGATGCACATATTTGTTTTAGTGAACTAGAACTAGCTGTGTTTGCAATATTTTCAATTTCATATCGAAGGGGAAGAGTGGCAGTAGTCATATAAACTTTGTCTATAACGTTAGCGTGATTAAACTGATGAGCTGTAATAAATTGACCGTTTATAGCAAATCCTGCCTTGACAGAACCTACTCCTAACCATTCATACTCCATAAAAAATATTTGAGCCTTTGTAAGATCTAGATTTATTCTGCTTGGACCAAAACCATTCATTGGATCGACATTCCAGTTTGACTGATTTACAACTTCTTCTTCAATAGCCCCGCTTGTAAATGTTCTACGAACTATAGATACTACAGATCCACTTTTTTGTAAATATACTCCGTTATGTCTAGAAAAATACCCAACTCTTTGACGAAGCCCAGTTTTAGCTGCATTGAAAACAAAGGTTTGAAAAACTGTCAAAGCTTTACCTGGTTGATAAGGAAAACATTTTTTAGACTCTCTATAAATCTTGTCGCCAGAAGCAGTACCTATCGTTAGCACATCTGTGGATTCGTTTTCTAGATAAGATACCGTAGCTGTACCGCTTGTTAAATCGCTAAACTCATCTCCAGAGGTATACCTATGTTGATTATCAAAAAGTGTATATGGTTGTGCAATCTTTGTTCTTCCAAATGCATCAAATCCAAATGAAGCAGGTGTAGATGGAGAATACTGTGGTATTCCAGATGTAGCGTTAATATATGTTGCCATTAGTTCTCCAATACTAGTATTGATACTTCCGCCGAAGAATCAGTTATTGCATAGATTTCATCATATGGGCCAAGTGTTATGCTTAAAGTTTGTTCTGGTAAAAGTCTAAATCCATAATCACTTGTAGTTACATGAGATGCACCAATGTAAACATTGTTGAAAGAAATGTTCTTGATAATCAAAGAAGACTCTGATCTATTTGGATTCCAGCTGCTAAGTGTTGTAGCAGTTGAACTTATTTGTATAATCCCATGCTTTACGGCCATTACTCCATTATACCGCCTAAAAGGACAAATCCCAATCGGAGGCGGATCCAATTGGGACTTGCTACGCCGAAGCGTAAGCACGGGGAGCAAACGGTGGGATGCTACGACCCGTACTATCTAAGTATCACATATCTTATTTTTTAAGTCAACTACTTTTTAATCCCAGGAATTTCCTCTGGTTGTTTTAATTGTATATTTTTCATTACCTGTTAAATCGTACAGAATATCCATTAGAGAGACGCAATGATCATGCTTCCAGTAGAACTGGCATCTTCCGTTTTCGACGCCGTGGCAATTTCCTAGCTGTTTTTCTAAGGCTTCTATAAACCACTTCATAGCTCCAGTTGCCATAGCAACATCATCATAGTAATTTTGAAATTCTAAACGAGCACTGTTCATATACCGAACTATTTGATCGATATATAACTTATTCATTTTCTTCCTGTGGGGTATAAGATGGAGCGGGACCCAATAAATATCCTTGGTCATGATATTTAATCATCTTATCTACTTCTTCCGCCCCTACTAATTTGCTGGCAATAATGGTCATTACATCATAAATACGATGGAGCATAATATAATTAACCATATCTAGGTTTTGTGCAAGATCTTCTTTGTTTTCTTCAGTCATGGTCTACCTATATCTTCCCAGAATTTTTCACGACCCATTTGGTCTGTTTCTTTTATTGTTCCGCCGTCAGTTTCTTCCGACGGCTTCTTCCATTCTTCCATACAAATCCAATCCTATTTCTTTTTTGTATTCACAAGAAAGACAGTATAGGTAAATTTTATCATTAATATCTTGATTAGGCATTAGAAGGCCTTGGTCTAGTGGGCAATCCACTTTTGACACAAGGCCCTCTTCTGCAAGGGTTAAATATTTGGACACAATCTGTATCCGCAATTTATCTCCTAACTACTTGGAAATTTCTGTAACCACGCCTTCGTGGCTGGCGTCAAGCCTTTCCATGATGACCAATCCTTACCGCCATCGGTCATATAATACGTTATCTCTGCGTTAATTACTGGATCAAACAGTAGTACATTTGACCGCAGTTCGAATTTCTCTTTACGATCTACACCAAGGTTTCCTAGCATATTGATCTGAAAAATTCCGTAGGAACTGTCTCCAGTATTCCTGTTACCGTTGTAGGCCATTGGTCGTCCATTGGACTCCTTCTTGGCTACTGCCCAAGCCATTTTAAGAGCTTGTCCTTCAAATCCTACAGCCTTGAGAAGTTGCAGCAACTCACGATCTGTAAGCATCTCTGAAGGTTTGTAAACAGCGTTGCTGAATTTTTCCAGCGTTTCTTTCTTCAGTTGTTTTGCTTGTAGTTTTTGTTCCTTAACCGTTTCTGGTTTAGTAACTAAAGCTTTTGCGACGGGCATTGATTCAGGCTGGACACCGAATAGAAACAATGTTATCATTCCTATAACAGTCCAACTGTGAGCAACATCGCTCAGCTTTTGTTTTATATTCTCCATTGGGGTTTCCTCCTTTAGAGATAACGAACTATAATAGTAGCATTGTTTGACAAATCGTGTCAAGCCAGTTGACCAGAAAATAAAATGCAAATATCATTTTCAACACCAGTCGTAAATATGAAATCCAATAATGGATATGGTCATGCTGGCACAAAAATAGTTAATTCGTTAAAAGAATTGGGACATGAAGTTGGTTTTCAATACCCGAAAGCACCAGTTCAATTAAATTTTTCTCAACCTAACTTTTTCAAATTACATAGAAATCAATATCAGATTAGTTATACTCCATGGGAATCAACTGTTGTGCCAGAAAAATGGCGTGAAATGCTTGGTTTAGTTGATGAGATATGGACAACATCTGATTGGTGTGCTAATGTTTTTGCAGATGCAGGATACAAAGATGTTCGTGTTTATCCACATGGTATTGATCCTATTTGGACGCCCCGCCGCCGTCGTGAAAGTGATGTTATAAAGTTTTTGCATGTTGGCGAGCCAGCGCCACGGAAGGCGGGCCAAATGGTTGTTGATGCTTTTGCGAAACTTTTTGGTGATGATCCGAGATATTCTTTAACACTTAAAGTATATAATCATAATACTACTAGAATATATAATAATTATATAGATAAGAATATATTAGGTTTACCAAATAAAGTATATAATAATATATATATAATAGATAAAGATATGACAACAGAAGAATTAGTTAAAGTATATCATGATCATGATGTATTAGTCTATCCATCATATGGTGAAGGATTTGGATTTATTCCATTACAAGCATTAGCTACTGGTATGCCAACAATTTGTGTAGATGCTTGGGCACATTATGAAAAATATATTGGACCATTAAAACTTAAATCAGAACTTATAGATTCAC